GGCGGGTGATTGCAGTATAGGCTCTGTGCTACCCCATACCTTACCCTCGATGACACTCATTTACTTCTCCTCCAATCTAAATAGAATGTAAGGCTCTCCATTATCATCCTCTAGAGTAAGTGCCTTGGCATTAGGGTTAGGCTTCTGCTTATCCACATAAGACCATTCCAAGTCAGGGTTGTTAACCATTTGTCTGTTTACCTCATCAAAAAATTCTTTGTTGTCCATATAAAACATGAGGTTTGTTATTATAGAAAATATTATAAACATTTATTTCTCCTTATAAGTAATTTCTAATTTAGATACGATCTCTTTAACTATACCATCAAGGTAGGGCTGTAACCCTGCTCTATGTATGTTAAATAACTTCTTATGTTGTGCCAGTTCTTCTTCAAGATCTTTAATCTTTAAATCTTTTTCGTCTAATTCTACTTCTTCATCAGCCATTATTGTCTCCCTTTAAAATAGTTTTTCTGATCAGTATAATTACAATCAAGACAGGTATAATAATCCCAAGGAAAGGGGTCATCCAGATCTACTGTCCATTCAATATTATCTGAGCCACATTCAGAACATCTATGCTTTGCATTACTCATATTTTAATGTCCTAGTTTAGTGTTGCGTTCTACTGCCTCATCTCTAGTAATACACTCAAACTTTTCAATACTTATCAGCTTGTTTTTAAAGCGATTGCTTATTGATAAAGACAGTGTGTCAGTAAATTCTGTTACATTTTTCTGACACAGTTTTATATCCGTATAAGGATATGTATATTGTATCCAACCTAGGGAAGGCTGACCACTCAGCATAACCAAGGCTGTTACAAAGTATGTTGTAATCATTCTTCTGTTTCTCCTACTACTTGCTGGTTTCCTTCCAAAGCCTTAACACTAGCAGATACTTCAGACATGGGGTAAGTCTGATCAACATAGATATCTTTGTGTTTGTCTCCGAAGTGGAACTGTTTCAAAAGAGAAGCTTCGTCCTCATAAGGATCGACATTCTCCAGCATGGTCCATCCCTGCTTCTCTGCATCCTCCTTATTTTCTGCATCTACAATAAATTCACACCACTGAGTAGTGGCGTGTTGTATTCTAACACAATACTGTTCAGTCATCTTCTTTCTCCTAGTCTTCATCCAGCAAAGTTACCGTAGCTGGATCATAGTTTTTAAACATATCATGCAATTCTATTTTACTTGTTGCTTTCCAATCTTCTTTTTTAAGATCAGAGTATTCAACTTCGTAGCGATAGATAAGTATTTCACAAGCTCTATTACAATACCTGTCTATATGCTTGTAAGCCTCATCCAGAGTAGGCTTGGACTTATGCCAGTATGTTGTCCCACTCCACGAAGAAACTGTTAACGTCTGGTAACGAAATGTTTTACTCATCTTCTTTCTCCTCTAATATAGAGATAACTTTATCATCTTCATAGATACCTACTTGAAAAGTTTTATCACCATATTCAAACTCATATAATTTACAAGAACCTTGATCACAGTCATAACTTTCTGTAACTTTTGTAATTGTATAATAACTTTCCTCTATGTCAATCATCTTCTGTCTCCTCTTCAACATCAAAAATTACATCTTTAATATGTCTATCCCAGTCTTCATCTACGATTGCTTCTTTTGCATGTTCTTCATTATCAGCCTCGACTCCTTCAAACTCATAATAGATTGTCATTTTTACTTTGTAATTAGGCATTCTCTTTCTCCTTTGGATAGTATACATCTACTATGCTCTCACAGTTAGGGCAACTCAGGTTAGTGACCATGCTATAGTTCTCATCTTCATGAGATATGTCATGATCACTACCCCAGATTAGCTCTGTCTTGCAGTGCCAGCAGTTCATGCCGCTAATGCTTCCCATTCTGAAGAAGCCAGCATCTTCCTCACCTTATCTTCTCTGTTAACCTTCACATTATGGGGTGAACTTCCACGCTTACTATCAGGATGTGAAGACCAGTAGGTAGCCGCATTGTATGCAGTCCAGAGGGTTCCTTCATCTCTCTGACCATAGGTT